CCTTGGCAACATTGGCGCGGAAGATCAGCACCACGATCTCTATGCACTCGTCACGGAGCTTGCCGCCGATGGATGCCTTGAAGTCGCGCGGCATATTCTTGGCTAGGTCAGTGATGGTGTCGAGAAGATCGTAGGCGACCTTGTAAATCGGCAGAGTGGTGTGGAGTGCCATGCTGATGAAAGGACTAAATTACTCAATAACTAATCTGCGGACGGCACGGGCTCGAAGCTTGGAGAGCTTGATGCAGCTGAATTGGTAGCCATCGCCGAAGCCCTGACTCCAGGCGTAGCCAGAGACCGAGGCGTCCTGCTCGTTTAGCCAATACGCCTCTGGTTTGAATTCGTCCTTCATGGTGGCTAACAGTAGCGCCCCCTCGCAGCGGTCCGGGAGATCGCCACCGATGTTCTTGGCCCAAGCCATTTGGTCTTTCCAGTTGGCCGCACTGTTGTCGCCAGGCAGCAGGATGATGTGATGCCGCTTGACTCCATCGGCACTCACAATGACGCCGACGTGGCGCTCGCCTTCAGCGAGGGGCGGGAATGTCACGGTCAGGGGGAAGACGGATTGCCGTGCCTCGATTTCAGCAATCATCTTGGCAAGCCTGTTCTGCTCGACCTTGATGGATTCAAGCGTAATGGTCATTGGTTGCTCCAGAAAATGGATGAAGGACTAAATGGGCAATCTGCGGACGGCACGGGCTCGAAGCTCGCTGGCCTTGACGCAGCAGCCCTGGCAGCCACCGCCGAAGCCCTGCCTCCAGGCGCCGACAGAGCTCGAGGCGTGCCGCGTAGAGGTCCAGTACCACTCGGGCTCAAACGCCTGTTCTCCACCCGCTTGGAATGCCTCGGCCTGGGTCTGCACAGGAAAGTCCACCGTATAGGGGCGCGTCGGTTCGACGGCTGACAGGTTGATGCCGGAGCGGTAGTAGCACCAGTTTTGATCCGTTGTCGGCTTCAGGTTCCGATACATGATCTCCAGTTCGTCCTGGCTCGGCAGATACCAGTCGTCATTCCCACCGATGCGCAGATCCAGCGCCCACTGCGCAAGCGTGCTGCCGGCCTCAGCCATAGCGCGAGTGTTGGCGCGGCCGTCGTTATAGGACTTGGCGCCGGGCACGTCCTTATAGTTCGGAATCCAGATCGTCCTGTTGTGCTCACCCTCAGCCTTCGGCGCGACGATCAAGGCATAGACCGGGACTTCGATACGGACCCGGCCGGCATAGAAGCCGTCGCCCATCGATGTTCCGAGGATCGATGTGATCTCTTGAATAGAGGATTTCATCAGTGCTCCTTCGTTAATATTGTTCAGTTCGGTTCGGATTCGGGCGGCTCGATCGTGATCTCGATCTGCTGCTGCACCATTGAGAGCAGCTTGCCGCCTTCACGTTCGTTTGGGTGCGCCTGCACAGAGAATCCGAGGACCACCGTGCCGCCTTCCTGCGGCTCGATGCGGAACCCGTCGATGTTGATGCTCTCCAGCACGATGTCGCTCTTGGAGCTAGCACCGTAGTGGATGGTGAGCTTGCCGCCGATCAGCTGATCGTCCCATTTGAGCGGCTGCAGTTTGGTGAAACGCAGATGCGGGGCGTAGCCCGCGTCGTGTGTGCTGCCCTGGTCGACCAGATCCGCCTCGCGCGATTCGTCGAAGTGGTAGAGCAGCCCCTTCAGCGAGGGGCTGAACATGGCCAGCAGATCGTTGCCGATCTTGGCCTCCATCTTCAGGTCCGCGGCGGGCACGTTTTCCGGCCCGTGTTTCTCGCTGCGGCCGTTCAGGTGGGTGAGGGTGACTGCTTGACGAAACAGGGAAAACATTTATTTGATCTCCTCGGTTTGAAATGCAGGATTCGGAAGGGTGTTTATCGCTTCGATGACGCGGGCAAACTCTTTCAGGTGCCCGAACCTCTCCCGGAACGTCACCAGCATGTGGTTGGCATCCATGACCTCGGCCTCCTTGCGTCGCTTTTCGCGCTCGGCCGCTTCTTCCTTCTCGCGCTTCGCCCTCGACTTCCCTTGGGCGGCTTCGCGTTTGGCCTTCTCCCTCACCTCCTTGGCCAGCCGCTCTTTCTCCAGGCGCTCGCGTTCTGCGCGCAGGCGGGCTTCCTGAGCCTCCAGTTCGGCCTTCGCCTTGACGTCGGCCGCTTCTCTTGCCTGCCGGGCCTCGCGCTCCTGAGCTTCGATGCGGGCCCGGGATTCGCGCTCAGCGGCTTCGTTGCGCTCCCGGACAAGACGCTCCTCTTCCATCCGGCGGGCGATGCCTTCCTCCATGAGCCGCTTTTCCTCGCGCGCCAGCGCCTGCCGTTCTTGCTCGGCGAGCCGTTCGCGCTCGGCTTGGGCCGCTTTCTGCCGCTCCAGTTCGGCGCGTTCCTCGGCGATACGCTTCGCTTCGGTTTCGGCATCGATGACTAGGCCGTGCATCACGTTCAGGCGGTTCATGGTCTGGACCTTGGCGGCTTCTGCCGCTTCCTTGTATTCGGCAAATCGCTCGTCGATGGGATCACGTTCCAGTTGCTCCATGCAGGCGGCGATCCACGCCGAGTCCTTACCGATGGTGCCGATGGCCAGTTGCTTGATCTCGTCGATCTCGGCCTGAATGGTAGCGACGCGGTTCCGCTCGGCTTCAATCTTGGCCTGCTTCTCCGCTTCGACCTTGGCATCGTGGGCGTCCTGCAGAGTCTGTAATCTCTGTTCCTCGGGAGCGATGATGGCAATCAGCCGCTTTTCTTCCGCAATCACGGCCTTCGCAAACTCGCGCGCATCCTTCCTGGCATCCTCGGCGATCCCCTCGATCAAGATGCGCTTGTTCTTCAGGCCCATTCGGGCGCCGTGGCATTCGCGGTACGAGACCGCGTCTTTGATCGTCACGATGGCGGTGGAACTCTGCGCCAATTCGATCAAGGCTTTCTCATGCTCGGCGGCGCCCAGGGCTAGCGAGGCGCTCTGAACGACCGTCAGCGCAGTGGATTGTTGGTCGGGGGCGTTCATCTTTCCCATCCTATGGATTTGCTTGCCGCGACCGCTGCTCCAGGACCAACTTCATCGCGTTTGCGGGCCATAACGGTCATGTAATGCTTGCCGACCTCCCCTTGGAAAAATGGGTCGCCGACTGGAGCGAATCGATTCTTCGACAGCAGCGATTCATAGCTCGCCGCATCGATCCACGCCTTCATTTCTGCTTCGTTCATGCGGCCTTCCTTTCCCCATGGATGAGGGCAAAATAGATCGCCTTGCATGCCGCAACGTCGATGGCTGCATTATGGGCGTTCAGCAATTCCTTCCCGGTGAAATGCAGGTATGCCTCGCCAAGATTCGGAGGCTTCGGCCCGCGCCGGCCGGTGGCGATCATCTTCTCCGTGGGCGGAAGGTTGAGAATCTTCTTGCTCTCGTTGCACGTGCAGAATGCCTTGCCGGCTTTCCATCCGTCGGCGGTTGCTTCGCCGTAGCGCGTGTCTCGGAAAAGCTCGATGCGCATCATCCGCATGTCAAATGATTCGTTGTGCGCTACACGGAGATCGGCGCATCGCCAGAGCGCAAGAAAAACGGGCAGAACGAGCGCCATGTTTATGCCGACAGCTTCAGCCTTGGCATTCGTGATGCCGGTCAGCTTTTCCAGATCGGGCGGGATCGTCCAGCCGTTTGGTTTGATGATGGCGTTCAGGCCTGCCAGCACTTCGCCGGTCTGATCTTCGATCAACTCGGCGCACAACTGCGTGATGCGCGGCTGGCACGGGTCCTCAGACGGCTTTGCCCAATCTGGCAGGCCGGTTGTTTCCGTGTCGTAGATCAGGGCTTTCATTTCGCCCCCTTCCCCTTGATCGCCGCCAGCCGCTTCGCTACCGCCTTGACGAACCGATCATCGATCTTGATCGGTTCCGGTAATCCTTCCGCGAAGAGCCCGAGCGTCTCGGCGTTCTTGTGCCGGTCGAGTTCCGCAATCGCGTCGATCACCGTTATCTCTAGATCAGCGTCAGCATTGGAACCCGCAGCACCAGCCCCGGCGCCTACCTGAGTCGCTGTCGTTGAGGCGGCGCCGGGCGGCTGGGCTGCTGGGTTGGATGCGCGCAGCTTTTCCTTGACGGAATCGGTGCGCGTTGTCTGCGAGGTTTCCTTCCTGTCCTCGGCAGCCTCTGGAACATCGAACCAGTCAGCAGCAACGCTCATCCCGTCGCGCAAGCTGGCGTAAATCTTCTTCAGGCTCACCACTTGGGCGGGCTGGATAGCATCGAGCCGGCGCTGAATTCGCGTCTCGATCTGCTCGCGCGTGACACCGAACGGATCGAACGCTGCGACCATCTTCTGCATAGCCTCCGGCGACGTGTCGGCCTTGGTCTTCATGGTGACCTCGCACTGATTGACGGCCGCCTCGGTCACATCGCCAGGTATCACGGCGAGGATGCAGGCGCGTAGCCGGCGGGCGCCGTTGTTCGCGATGCTCTCGTAAATGTCGCGCGGGTCTTCGAGCTTGTAGCTTCCCTTTTTCGTGTGGCGGATGTGCGGCACCTGGAATGTGACCTCGCGCCGGACGTTCGTTTCCACGTCCCAGGCGAAGGCTTGAACGGTGCTCATGCCGGCGTGCTGCTCCAGTTCGCGGATGCCGAATTGCAAGTTGCCCCATGACTGCGCCATCGCTTCGGCGAGACGGATGCTCGGGCCGGAAATGTCCGACCCGCCGCGGGCGTAGGTATAGACCGCCGCATCGGCGAGCCCAGGGCGGGCGCAGGCGTTCAGGATGCGGTCCATCGAAACGATAGGATCGCGCGGGTTCATGCGGGCGATCATCATCGCGGCCTGCACTTCGGCGATGGCACGCTGCTGATCGGTGTTGGCGACGGCATTGCTGGCGCCGGTCGGACGCGCTACAACTGGCGCGTCGGCGAATGGATTGACGGTATCGGTGGCTGTGTTCATGGCACTCCTTGGTTATTTGAGAAGGAACCGGCGCGAAACCTCGCCGGTCTTCGCGGCCTTCCATGTGCAGAGGATGTTTCCGCCGTCATCGACCAGCGTGTCGGACTCGCCGAGTGCCTTCATGATGATGGCCTTCTGCTCGCCTTCTGATTCCTCGCTGGCTGCGATGGCGTTCTTGATGGCGCGCAGCCGTTCGACCGCTTCGACAATCTCGCGGCCAGCGATCACCCGCGCCTCGCGGCTGGCGCGACCATACCGCGCCTGCATGTCGGACAGGCTCACCGGCTCCGGCGGAACGCCTTCGATGACGCGCTGCCAGAATGCGGCCTCGCCGTCGATAATCATTTCCTGCAGTTCGGCGTCGGCTGGGACTTCGTAGAGGCGGAAGTCAGAGCCACCGATCAGCACAGCCACATCGGCGACCGATAACGCAGTGACCGACAGGTAGTGCTGCACCTGGATCAAATACGCTTGCGGCACCATGTCGGTCCCGACCTCGCCCCATTCCTGCCCGCTGCGCGCAGTCTTGATTTCGAGCAGGCGGCCGTCGTCGGTCACGCCGTCCAGATTGGCGAGCATGAAATTGTGTTCGGGGTGCCGAAGGATGCCTTGCGGCACGCGTACCACGCGCCCGGTGCGTTCGGCGTACTGCTGGCGGATCACCGGCTCCAGGGCGCGGCCCCAAAGCATCGATTCGTTATCATCCTGCCCGCCTGCCTCGCCGCGCTTTTCCATGTAGACCTCAAGCGGCGTCTTCCACTTTGACAGTCCGAGCACAGCAGCGGCATCTGAGCCGCCGATTCCTGTTTGACGATCCTTCAGCCATTGCGCGCGGTCAAGCGCAACCGCGGTGCCCGGCGCGTTCATTCCGCGCTCGCTTGCGGGTCGGTGTCGTACACGGCGGCATCGCGTGCGCGCTGGAACTTCGCCAGCCATGCCTTCACCTTCTCGCGCGACCCGTGCGCCGGGCTCGGGCATTCGTTGTAGACCCACGCGGCGAACGCGGGCAGGTTTTGGATGTTCGTGTCGTCCGCGCGTCCGCATGCGTCCATCAGATCATTGGCGAGCACGGCGGTCAGGAAACCACCCACCGGGCGGCCCTGCTCGACATAGCCTTTCAGGCTGGCGAGCATTTCATCGCTGATGACAAATCCTCTGTGCTGGTAGCTCATGCTCTCGCTCCTTTTCGTTGCTCGTAGTGGCATTCGTAAACCCATTCCTCGCCCCATGCCTGCGTCGAAAAACTGCTGACCAGTGGCGCACCGCTCGGGTCATGGCGCGCGCACCGCGGCACTTCCGGCGCCACGGCCTGCGGCTTGATTTCGGCTTTCGGCTTCGGCTGCTCGGCGTAGTCCTTGGTATGCACGACGACGGTGAGCACGCCGATGAGGACGATGTAGACCAGTTCGCGGATGCGGATGTCTTTCATGCGGCCTCCCACATCAATTTAGTTTGCATCGGCGCCGTATCAATGCGTGGGCGAGAAGGGCGCGACCACGAACCACCGCCACGTTCGCCGAGTAATCTCCAGCCAGCGGCCCGGAGACTTACTCCACCCTCTTCCGGCAACGTGTAGGTAATGAGTTTGCGATAGCCGAGCGCTTTGGTGACGCGCCACGCCGCTCCGTAGAGCGCGGAACAGGCGTTTCGCGCTCCATCTGTGCAGACCCGGTTTGCTTCAAGCGTCCACCCATCATCGGACATGCGCGCCACTGGACGACCGACGATGGCAACCCCACACACTTTGCCGGCCTGATCGGCGACGGCGATACAGAACTTCGCTCCCGGTACGGGCTTGTGGTGCCGATGATGCTCGGCCACAAACGCGTTCGCCTCGGCAAGCGAAATGGGAACGATTGAAAGACTCACGCCGCCTCCGGCATCGTCGGCGATTCAGGATCAGGACTCGGCTGCTCTACCGGCTTACGCTCCACGAGCAGATTGCCGCGGCCGTCCTGCCTGACCTCGAGCCCGTGCTCGCGACAGACGTGGAGCGCCTGGGCATGGGTGAGAGCACCGTGAAGCGAGATAGAGGCGCTCATGCCCGCACCTGCACTTCCGGATGCTCGCGCTCAATGGCGTTCTGCAGCACCCGCGCGGCATTGAGGCAGTCGCCGCCGATGCGCATCTGTTCGCCGATGCTCGCCTGTCCTGATCGGAGCGCGCGTCCGGCATTGTTGAGCGCTTCGATGGCGTCGAGGATGTAGGCAGTTTTCACGATTCGATCTCCGCCAGCGCTCCGCATTCCTCTCCCCAAATCATTTCGGCCTCGGCCCGGACGATCTTCTGCACCCGATGCAGCGCGGACAGCACCGCGTCGACGGCGATTTGCTCGCCCTTGCGGGCCCGGTCCAGGTTGAGAAGCGCGCGCTGCAGGTGCGGATCGATCGCGCTTAAGTCGATCCCGGACATCAGATCGGCGAACTGGGCCGGATCGGCCACGCGCTCGGCGATCAGTTCGGCGGCGCGGCGCTCGATTGCGCGCGCATCGGCTGCGGAGACCTCCGGGCGATCCTCATCGCCATGGATGCGGTCGAAGCGGCCGGAGTTGGGGGAGAGGCGGGCGCTCATACCGCCACCTGTTCAATTTCGGGGCAGCCGTAGCGCTGAGACTTGCTGCAAACCGACGCGCCCGGGGCGGCCGGTGTGTTCTGATCCATGGTTCCTCCATCGGGTGGGGTGATGGAGGAAGT